CTACATCAATAGATAAAGTATTTCTAGATTTTAGACTACTACGAATAGCCTCTTTCTTTTGATTAGAAAGTAAAGAACCACTAGTTGGTTTAGCTGCAACAAATACCTTGCCGTAAATAGGTGGATCATTTTCTTCACCACCCCATACATTAATCGAAGATAAATCACCATTTTCAGTTAAGATAATATTCTTATAATCTTGCATTGTTACCAATCTATCTTGCGATTGGAATTTAAAAGGCGCATTAAATTTAACACTTTCAATAGTCTCTTGCAAAGCACCGCCTTGTGCTACAGATGACGTAGTAGTGGTAAAGTTGGAATATCCACCTAGACTTGCAGGGGTAGCAAATGTATTAGCACCGTTAACGGCTGTTCCACTAACTACACGATAATCAATAATAACAATATTACCGTTAATAGGCTTTTTGCCAAATACACCATCACCGAAATATACTTCATATAAATTGTCTTCATTTTCTTGTATGTAATATACAGTAGAAGTACTATCTACGGTAGATAAATCTGAAACTAATGTATACGTTGAAGTAACAGAATTAGCAGCAGATTCTTGAATTCGGATAGTAAAACTAGTAGTATCAGTATTTTCATTGGGTAAAATATAACGAACTGGACTAGTAGTATTTACTGTAAATCTATGTTGTAAAGGTGTTCCTTCTACAATATTCAAAGTGCCTATAAAAGTACCATTAGGTTGACTTGTCAAAGAAGTTGATTCAGATGTGACCCATGAGTAACTAATACCATTAATAGAAGCAGAAAATTGTGTATTAGCACCAACTGTAATAGAAGTTGGGCTATCGCCGGGTGTAACTACAGCATCGATTGCGGCAGTAGCACCTACAGAAGATCTAGGAGTATAATTTAACATCTTGGCGCGAGAGACTACACTAGTTCTTAGTTGTGCAGAATCAAGAAACATTTCATTAGATACCATATTAAGGTAGAATGAATTGTGATAAGTATTATATGATAATACATTTAGTAGTATAGATAGGGTAGAACTTTCGAAATTATAATCACTGAATTCCGTCTGGCCTTGTAAATATGTTTGCAAACTAGATTTTATAGTATCAAAATCTAATTCTGAAACTGATAGTGTACTATTAGTAGCCATTTATCGGACTCTTTCAACAGTGAATGTTAATTGACTTGCATTAGGAGAATCATTAATACGAAATACAACGTTTATTTTAATAGCATTTAAATCAGGTGTAGCTAAAACTTCTACATCTAATACTGTTGCCCTTGGTTCTTCCGCTTTCACTGCAATCTTTATATTTTCTTTAATATCAATAACGGTAACAGGAGTAATATTTTCAAATAAAAGAGCAGTGATATTACCACCATATAACTCATCAAAGACTTGTTCGCCCTTATTAGTTAGAATTAAATTACGAATAGCTCTCTTTACTGCATCTTCATTTTTAAGAACAGCGACATTCTTTGTTACAGGATGTGGAATAAATGATAATCCCAAATCTCTATATACAATTTCAGTTCTTCTTGGATCTACAGCACCAGACCTTAAAGCAACCATTTTTACAACACACTTTCTTTTTCTTTGCTATTATTTATATTAATATTTAAAGATATCTTCTACAGATCTATACTTAGATTTTCTTTGTTCGCTTTCTGCCATTTCTATATCAGCTATAACAGCATCAATATTTTTTCTCCAGAAATTTAAATATTTGTTTACTCTGGGATATTTTGGTTTCACATCTTCAGTCTGCCACATAAACTCTTGTATTAAATTTCTATGGTCAGGCATATAATAAAATACTCTTAGTGATACTAAAACTTTTCTAGAAATAATATACATTTAATCGCCCACAAATACATTCGGACTACCACCAGCGGTGGCTGGAGCACAATGAGGAGGCCCAATGATAAAACATAATGTATCTGGAACAGCACTATCTGGTGAATGATTACACACAATGATGCCATTAACATAAACATTATTACAAGTGGCAATCAAACCACCAGCACTATGACTATTAGGATCTCCGTATACTGCGACTAATAAACCATTTGCGTATACGGTATTTTGATTTGCAACTACGGTAGTTGCACCACAAACTCTAGGGTCCGTATCTCTATGTATTGGTATCGTCATATTTTTACTCTTATGTTGTAATAGATGAAGTGTCTCCAGTTGAAGGGGCCGTTTTGTTTAGATCTATTCTTTTGCCACGAATATCAATATTACCTACAACATTCACATTCCAATCACCACCTATATACATATTACAATCACCATCAACATGGACGTTTGTCTTGCCTTTAATCCTCACGTAATTGTCTTTTAAAACTATAGTATAATTATCACCAACTATACGAGTAACAGTATTACCTGAAGCAGAAATTTCTTTAAATGTACCAGATTTATGATATTCATGAATACGTTCATTATCAGGTGTATCATCTACTTCAAATACATGGCCACTCTCAGTTCTAGTAACATGATTGTTAGCATATTTTGCATTATATTTACTGCCTTCTTCATTCCATGTACCTTGACTATGAGGTATAACAGAATTAGTAGTTATGTCCGCTGCTTTTTTTGCTAAAAGAGGTGATATTAATTCAGTATCAGGATCTTCTCTTTTATCATTTCTAGCTAATCTATCTACATCTGGCTCGTTTAAAGCGTGGAATTTTTCTTTAACATCATGTTGAGATGGATGTGGTTCACTGTCTTCATTTAACGGGAATATTTCATTGGGATCATTAAAGCCTATTTCTTTATCTGGTTCTTCTGTGGGTAAGCCTGCTAGAGAACCCATAACCATAGGTTTTTGTGCATCTTTACCATCCATAAAGAATCCGAATACCCATGAACCTTCTACTAATCCTGTAGGAGATCTACCAATACCACTAGTAGCTGCTGAAGTTATAGGTTGTATACATTGGGCCCATGGTAAAGATTCCGTGGGTAAAAGTATTTTATCTTCGATGTGCCATGTATGACAACGCACTCTCACTCTACCTAATTTGATAGGATCGTTTCGGTCTTCTACAACACCGAACCACCATATCATATTCATCCCAAAATAATTTTTTTCTAATTTATCAGGCATTTCTTTTCAACCTTCCATCATAATTTTTATTGATATCACTAAAATAACTATCTTTAGCTAGTGTTAACATAGTAAAATAACGACCTTCAGTTGCTATAAAATTATGATTCAGTGAAATTATTAGAAATTTGTTTGTTTTAGAATTACCAAACAAATGAGAATGAGGTTTTATTTTATCTTCTTCCAAACTAGAACTTAATGGTATATTAAGATTTATTACTTGTCCTACTTTTAAATTACTATTACCACCAACAGCTATAGTAAGAGTATAATTGTTTATTAATCCGAACTTCATGGCTGTGCGGCCTCTAGATTTATATGCATCGTCATGATGAAATAAATGTCTATCAGTATTTTGTTTTATACGATCTTTCATATATTCTATTTCTTCATAATTCTTTTCAAAGATATTGTTAATATAATATTGAGAATGAGAAGAACCTGTATCATTAGAATAGATAGATTGTTCACTGTTTACGTTGTTTTTATCTAACGTTTTAAAGGATGGTATTTTCTTATCATTTTGTATTTGCAAATAATTGTTAACAATAGTGGTTCTCTTTTTTAATATAGGATCAAAGGCGTGAATTTGATTACCATACATCCCACCACTAGAATTTTCTAAAATATTAGGCCCAGTATTATATTCAAATTGACTCACGATATTGAAACGAAATTTATCATCTTTTTTAAGATTAGTTTCATCAATGCCATGGTCTCCTAATACATATTCACCATCAATAGTAGGTTCTTGTTCTAATAGAAAACTAAGAGGATAGAAATTAAATTGATCTCTATCTTCATAAAAAACAAAATCAGCATCTGGATAATCTTCAGACTGAGCTAAGTTAGCACATTTTTGTATTACTTTGAATGGTGTATCACCTACAGTAGTCATAGACTTTAAACCAGAAGTTCTATCTGTGCTTAATGTTTTCTTAACTTTAGGAATATCCATATAAACAACTTTTTGGGGACCACCTTTTAATTGAGATCCTGAAATATAATCTTGAAATACTTTATCAGCTATTTCATCATATCTTAGGCCCATATAGTTTTGATTAACATTTGTCATAGTATTAATAATGCCTTCAAGTGATATCAGATTTAATTTATAATGTTCTAATTTTTCATTCACCTTAATTCTATCACTAACATTATATACAGCAAACGTTTTCGTAATATAAATATTACCGGATTCGGGAGTACGAAATCTAATAGTAAAGAATTCTTCTCCAACAATGGGAAGTTTATCTATTAAAGCCATACCATCCATTACAGATACACTTCCACTCATACATTGACTGAAAATATTTTCTTGTATATTAAGATCTGATATAGAATAGCGAATATCAATATTAGAACCATCCCCGGCTAAAAGATCAGCTACTAATATCTGTATATTATCACCTAAAAAAGAGGGGTCTGCCATTATTCAAAAACTTCCGATATATCAGATAAAACTGTAGTTAGTGAGTTTAATGGTATATAAAGTATGTTTCTACGTTCATCATTCAATTCTACTTCATAATCATACTTATATATAATTTCTCTAGCAGAAGTGGAGAGTGTGTTATAAGTAGTCTCATCTACAACAAGAATTTTCTTAGGAATAATAGTTTGATCAAATAGTATAGATTGTTCATTCACTACTTTGCGATATTCATGTACGGTAGACATAGATTCTGGTATACTATTATACTTGCCCTTCAAAAACTTTTCAAAACTTCTTTGAGATAATGGCCATTCATAATTAGGGTCATGTATAGAATTTATCAATAATAAGATCCAGCTATACGAAGATATTCCATATAGATCAAATGCGACATTATCTGGTCGTTGACCATCTTCTACAGAATGATTATAATAGGCGAGCGGTCGTTGTTTAAGTGCCGCTGAAAGTTTGTAACGTAACATAATATTTGTTACATTCTGTGGATTATTGTTTTTCTTAACGTCATATGAGACTTTAGGAAAGGAATTAAAATAATAACTCATGTTGTCGACCTTTGGGCTCTTTGGGCTTCCAATACATTCCCTATAGCTTGAAAATCGGATCCATCAGCAATGCCACCAGTCAATTCTTCGACCCCTATACCATTAGTAGGAGCATTAAATCGTTTAGAAGACGGAGACTCTACTTTGAATTGAGAACTTTTACCAGTTTCATCACCACTAAGTCTAACAGTACTCTCTAAGAATCCTATATTAAGAGTTATTTCTACTGGTGCTTTTTTACCATTTACATCATGATAATAAGCGCCTTTGCCATGATAGTTTACATCAAATTGTGTACATACCGAAGTCTTAATATCAAACAAATATGTATCATCTCCAAATATAATATCAAATTGTTTAGGATAATCATAATACTGAGAAATAGCTTTACCCGAAGGTAACATAGCATTTCTAAAAGCACTTATAATTTGAGCTAATGTATCATTTTCTCCGGCATTTCTAGGATTGAGTTGAAACGCAAAACTATGAGTTTTAAATCCTACTCCTTCGAATGCTGCTGCCAAATATGGATTTCTAGCTATTCCTAGTCCTACTTGGGCACCTTTTACCGCTTCTCCAATTCCAGCACCAATAGCCGCGCCTGCGGCAGCGCCTATGCCACCAAGACCGGCCCCAATACCGACTCCAATTGCCGTGCCGGCCTGTTTTGCTAAGTCTGGTCCATAATATTTCATCAATTTCGCGGCTATATCCATTCCGTCTTTCTCACCAATAGCCTCCGAGAAACTAGATTTAAGTTGATTTATAGCACCTTTAATGTCCCCAGAACCCGCTTTTTCGAAAGCACCTATCGCCGCTGCGGCAACTTCTGGTGCTGCCCCAGCCATGGCGTTGCCAATTAAACCTAGGCCTTCACTAGAATATGTAGCTGCATATGATGTATTAAGACCAACAGGCAGAGGTAATGTTACAGTAGCATATAGCTGTTTTGTATTTATTTTCTCTCTTTTAAATTTATAATCTTCTGATATTCTAAAATGCATAAATTGCCCATGACTTTCAATATCATTGGGAAAAGTCAATTTAGTAAGGTTCGCCGCCATATAAATAATCCTGTTGATAACTTTATTATAGTGTTATTTATAATGAAAGATACAAATGGCATATTCAGGTAAATTTCGACCTCGTAACCCTAAAAAGTATAATGGTGATTCCTCTAAGATCGTATATAGATCGTCTTGGGAAGCACGTTGTATGAATTACTTCGATATAGCAGAAAATATACTATGGTGGGCCAGTGAAGAAATCATTGTACCATATAGAGACCCAGTATCAAATAAAGCTAGAAGATATTTCCCAGACTTTATTATTAAAATAAAACAAAGAACTGGTTTAGTCGAAACTATAATGATAGAAGTTAAACCACAATATCAAAAAGACCCGCCAAAGAAGCAAAGTCGCAAAACAAAGAAATACATTAATGAAGTCTATACATATACAGTAAATCAAATGAAATGGAGAGCAGCCCGTGAATTTTGTTTAGATAGAAAATGGAAGTTTATGGTATTAACTGAAAATGATTTGGGGATAAAAAGTTGAATTATTATGTGTATGTAATAGGCCCAGATGATGGTCCTATCAAAATAGGATTTACAAACAATCTAAAAACTCGACTAAGAACTATACAAACAGGTAATCCAGAAAGAATTAAAATTCATTATAGTATAGAATTCAAAACAGAGAAAGACATGAGAGCCGCTGAGAAAAAAATACATCGAACTCTAGCACACAAAAGAAAAAAGGGAGAATGGTTTGACATTCTCCCCGAGGATGCTAAGTTAGAACTAGAACATCTTCAAATGTTTTTTTAAGACCTGAACTCTGGATAAGTATTAACACCCAATTCTTCAAGATCACTACCATCATGCTCTTCTTTATCAGATACACGAATACCCATTGTTATCTTAATTAAATAGATAACAATACTGGATACTACAAAAGTCCAAGCAGCA